CATGACCATCGTCGTGCAAAGCGCTGCGGCGCCACCAGGCTATACATGGCTGAAACAGGCTGTGGCCGACCTGATTCACCGCTCGGACTTGGATGGGAAGATTCCAGACTTCATCCGGTTTGCGGAGTTGACCATCAATCGCCGACTGAACCTATTCCCGAAAGAAGTCGAAGTCCCATTGACCATGACGCAGAGTTCGCGCTATGTGCCTTTGCCGACCGATTATGGTTCGCCTGTCGCATTGTGGCTGACAACCAATAATCCGCGCGAAGAACTGGTCATGACCGTTGCTGAGCAACTGCCGGTGGATGATGCAGTCTCGGCAAAGCCGCGATTCTGGGCCATTGACGGCGCGCGGATCGCCTTCGGTAACCCAGCCGATGCAGCTTACACGCTGGCATTCCGCTATGTACAGGAAGTCTTCCTGAGCGATCTGGCACCGACGAACGCGGTATTTGAGCGCGCGCGCGACCTATATCTGTATGGTGCTGCGGCCCATTCAGCCCTGTTCACACGCGACGATCCACAGCTGCCAGTCTGGAAAGCTGAGTTCAACCGCATCCTCGGCGAAGTGGCAGCAGAACTGTCCCGTTCGAAGGGCATGGCTAATCTGCGCACTGACATTGTTGAAATCCTGCCGTCTTCCTACGGCTATAACCATCGACAGGGGTACTACCGATGAGCCTTGAAACTGCTAACTACATCGGCAACCTGGTTTCGTCTAATCCGACAGGTGCAGATCCGAAAAGCCGCGGCGATGATCATCTGCGCCTGATCAAATCCGCCCTACTGAACTGTTTTGCTGGCTTGACTGGCGCGGTAATGGTAGGTGGCGTGAATGGCGGCGCGGCGAATGCTTACACGCTGACGCCGACTCCGCCTGTTCCATCCCTGGTGGACAACATGCAGATCGTGTTTTCGCCCGTCGTGCCGAATACCGGCGCCTGCACGATGAATGTGTCGGGCCTAGGCATCATCAATCTGCTGTCTGTGTCGGGTCAGCCACTGGTATCCAATGACCTGGTTATCGGCCAGCGTTACCGCGCGACATATGACGGCATGGCATTCCGCCTGAACGCGATCACTAAGAACTATGCCGACCAACTGGCATTCTCCAGCGCGCTTCCGGCCCAATCGCTCGGCTTCCTGCGTTCCACGGGAACTGTTGCTTCCTTCGGCGTCGATTTCGCTGGCTTCGCAGCCAATGAGGTCAAAGGCGCTGACATTGCGAGCGCAGCGACGATCAATCTGACCACAGCTACCGGCAATTTCCTGCACATTACAGGGTCTGTGGGCATCACGGCGATCACAATCCCTGCTGGTGCATCACGTACGCTTATTACCGATGCCGCTCTTACGATCACCGCAGGCGCATCGCTGCTATTACCAGGGGGGGCCACCAGCATTACGACCGCGCCTGGCGATCGATTGGTAGTGCGTGGTGATACTGGCGGTGTGGCGAATATCATCGGCCATTTCCCAGGCAATGCATCGGCTAATGACCTGAAAGCCGGGACGAATGCCACGAAACCAGCAACTGCGGCATCGCTTCTCAGTGCACAAGGCTTCACGGCGCTATTCCAGAGCGCGCAGCAGACCATTACCAATGCAGCCGGGCTAACTATTGCGCATGGTCTAGGTCGTAAGCCAATCTCGCTTCAGGCATTCATCATCAATCTAACTGCTGAACTTGGCTATAGCGTTGGTGATGAAGTTCCGGTAAATCCAGCCGCAGCAGGTGGTGCAGCAGCAGCACTCAAGGGTGTTTCTTTGCGTGCAGATACCACAAATATTCTGGTTCGGTTTAGTGATGGTGGTGGTTCTGCGAATACCTTCTTCATTACGAATGCAACAACTGGTTCTACGACAGCTATTACAAACGCGAACTGGGCATTTATTGTAAGGGCATGGGCATGACGAAATATTACGTTGACGCTGAGGGCGTCTATGTCGGTGGATTCGATGGTGCTGATCCACCTGAAGGCTCTATCGAGGTTCCTGATGCCCCTCCGCATGGCACCTGCAAATGGGATAACGGTTGGTGCCAGCCCCCGGCTTATGTACTGAATGCGCCGATCCTGGAGCAGCTGGAGCGTATCGACGCCAAGAGTATCCGAGCGCTGCGTGAGAATGACCAAGCACGCATCACTTCCCTCGAAGCTGAAGCTGCCGCGCTGCGCCTGCAACTGGTGAAGGACTGAGCGATGCCATTGGTGCGAGTTCCGAACTGCGGCAGCGCGGGGGTCATCAAGGACCTGTCGAAGCATGAATTGCCGCTGCCAGCCTGGACGGATGCGAACAACTTCCGCTTCCTGGATGGTTACGCGCAGCAGTTCCTGGGCCATGGTGCTGCATACGGCGTGCCGCCAATCATTCCCTATCATGTGCTGCCGGTGACCGCGCAGGGGCAGCGTTATTGGCTCTATGCTGGCGCGGCTAAAATCTTCGCCGCATCGATTACTGGTGGCGCCGCGGTGCATACTAACCTGACGCGCCAGACTGCTGGTGTCGATGTCGATTACACAGGCACGCCGAATCAGTGGACTTCCACTCTGCTTTCTGGTATCCCGATCTTCAATGCTGGCAATCTAGTTGACCCTCCTCAGCGCTGGGATTTGAACATCGCCAATCGCATGCAGAAGCTGGACAATTGGCCGAACAATACGTTCTGCAAGGCACTTCGCACGTTCAAGAACTTCCTGGTAGCGCTGAACGTCACGAAGAGCGGCAACAACTTCCCATTCATGGTGAAATGGTCCGCCCCGGCTGATCCTGGCGCGGTGCCGATCACCTGGGATGAAACTGACGCAACTCAGGATGCGGGTGAGCAGGATCTAGCCGAAAGCAACGGCGCCATCATAGATGGTCTTCAGCTGCGCGACGTCTTCATGATCTACAAGGAAGACAGCGTCTGGCGCATGAGCTATACCGGTGGTGCGTTCGTCTTCGCTTTCGAGAAGGTACTAGGCGTTTCCGGCGCTCTGAACAAGAACTGCATCGTAGAGGTCGACGGCTTCCATTTCGTGCTGACTGGCTCCGACGTGATCGTCCATGATGGGCAGAATTCCACGTCGATCCTCGATAAGCAGGCCCGACGCGCACTATTCCAGGACTTTGATGTCAGCGCCATCGACCGCGCGTTCGTGTTTAAAAACCCGTTCCTGAATGAAGTGTTCGTCTGCTACCCGCAGGCTGGCAATGCTATTCCGAACAAGGCGCTAGTATGGAATTATCGCGACCGCACTGTCTCTTATCGCGACATTCCGGCTCTGCACCATGCTAACTTCGGAGCGGTAGACAGTTCCCTCGGCGATGTGTGGGACAGCGATGGTGATCCATGGAACTCCGACCTGACGCTATGGAACGGTCCTGACTTTACGCCAAATACTACACGTGTGCTGATGGCATCCGATGCGCAGAGGCTTTACCTGCTCGATGTATCGGCCAGTTTCGACGGCGTTAAACCAAACTGCGTTCTGGAGCGCGTCGGCCTATCCTTTGACGCACCAGAAAAGATCAAGCTGGTGCGCGGTATCCGACTGCGTGTGACTGGCGGTGTGGGCGACAACATTACGGTCAAGATCGGTTCCTCTGACGATCCATACGTTGATCCAGTCTATTCGGCCACGATGACGCATACGATTGGCTCGACCATCGCCTGTGACTGCTTCGTGTCGGGCCGATATATCGCGGTTCGCATCGAGAGTGGATCATCCTATTTCGCGCGTATTGATTCCTTTGACCTGGATATTGAAGTCGCGGGAGAGTGGTAATGCGCAATCCGAATCTTGGAAGCGTGCAATTCGTACCGGGCGATCCCGGACAAAGCGTTTCTCTGGAACAGCTGACCCGCTATGTACGCGAGATGGAGCAGCGTATGGCGATGGCGTTTCAGGCGTTGGCAGCTGGGCACCTAGACCCGGTCTTTGTCGTGCCAGAGAAGCCGCGACCAGGCGATATCCGCTATGCCGACGGCGTCAAGTGGAACCCAGGCTCAGGCGAAGGCATCTATTTTTACAATCAGTCCGGTATCTGGACGCAGCTCGGCTAAATAGGAGCGCATTATGGGATTTTTGAGCAATCTTCTGCCACTGGCTGGCTCTGTGGTCGGCAATATCGTTGCTCCTGGCATCGGCGGCGCGATTGGTGGCGCACTTGGCAGCGCACTAGGAGGAAGTTCCGGTGGTGCGCAGCAATCCGGGACTGCCACATCGACCACCAAACAGGAAATCGATCCGCGCATCGCATCCATCTTGTTCGGCTCCAATGGCAATAATGGCGTCCTGAACCAGTTCGCCGGATACCTAAATACACCGCAAAGCGCAGCCTCTCAGATCATCGGTGGTCAGTCAGGTGAATACCTGAAGAATGTCGGCCCGGCTGATCTGGATGCGATCCGTCAGGCATCGCTCGGTCTTATCAAGGGCAATGAGGCGCCGTATATCAGCAATCCTCTGTGGACCAGCAGCGCACAAATCAAGGCGCCGAACCAGAACACACTGGACCTGAAGAACGCCTATCAGAACGTGATTTACGGCGATGCAGGGGCGAATCCTTACCTGACCAATGCTCTGCAAAGTGGTATCGATCTGTCGCGCGCGAACTTCAATGCAGCCCAGAATGACGCCACCCGCAACCTTCAGGAAAACATCCTGCCGTCCATCCGTAGCGGCGCCATTGCAGCAGGTGGCTATGGCGGTTCACGCCAAGGCATCGCGGAAGGTCGAGCGCTTAGCGACTTTGGCCGCGCGCAACAACAGGCTCTGACACAGTTCGGCCTCGGTAATACTGCAGCGGTAACCGGTGCGCAGTCCGATGCCTTTAACCAGGGCCAGAACCGTTCGCTGTCAGCATTGCAGAACCTGAGCGGCCAGCAATATGACACAGCGCGCGCACAGGCAGCGTTGGATCAACAGGCCGCGCTGGCAAACCAGAATGTGAACACCGACTACATCAAGAGCAACCAGCAAGCACAGCTCCAGACGAACGCGCAGAACAATGCTTCGAAACTGGCTGGCGCTGGTCAACTTGGTGACTTGCTGAGCCGTGCGTATGGCTACAGCAATGCGAACGACAACTATGGCATTAACCGCGCCCAGCAGACCGCAGGCTTGCTGTCCCCATTCCTGAACGTGAACGGTTCGACCACCAGTTCGCAACCTCTGTATTCCAATCCGAGCGGTAATATCCTGGGTAGCGCTCTGACCGGCGCCGGACTAAGCGGCTTGTTTGGTGGTGGCAGCAGCAGTGGGAAATCCAGTCTAGGCAATATCTTTGACTTGTTCGGTTCCGGTTCTGGCGGTACGCTCGGCGGCAGCTTGATT